AACTTTTCATGCAAAACATCATTTCTGAGTTTCGGAATCAAATTGCTGCACGGGGAGTTGAGGACCTAACGTCGATAGTCTTGACGTGTCTGGCGAACAAAGCCAGACTTGGGACGGAGGAATTTAGACTTACGGAAAGTATCATAACGAAACAATCGCACCGTTTCAGCATTTCTGCCTATGGTATAAAGTCTTATTCTTCAAAGGATCTGAGGGATTCCGCCCTCATGTTCGATAGTGTTTCTCTGGAAGAGCTCAAGGAGTTTCCAAAGAAGACACGGGAAAGGTACGTGCAAGTCGTGAGAAGTGTTGAAAAATACACAGGTCAGACTGAACATCGGAACGCACCTTGGGTCGCTGCGCTGCTTGAAAATTCGATTGACTATGTAATCCGAATAATCGAGCTCACTTATGTTGTTACCGGGCTTCTGCCTCCAATGGAGGAGCTCTTCGATCTTTTCGATCGAGTGCTATGGAACAACATGTTTGAAGTACACACGGATCTCGTAAAATTTCATACCAATGATATTTATACGCGTGTATACCAGTTGGAGCGACCGCTGGACAAACTTCATCTACCACCCTCTATGGTATTCACTAAAACACTCATCAAGTGGATTCAGTTGAAACAGGGGGAAGGACACCGATACCGGTCACAAGTTCGTGCCGGGTTCTTATCCATTTTCATGGGATTCAAGAAAGGATTACTCCCTCTTAGTCCTCTTAAGATCTTGAAAAGCGCAAAAGATCATGCGCAGGCACTGAGTAAGGTGCCGGATAATATCGGAGGTCTGGTGGGTGAAGTGGGATGGAAAGCTTCCATGCTCTTGAAGCATTGGACGGCACCGGATATATCGAGATGTAACACCGAGTCAAGCTCGGCCGCATTCTCTGTTTCTCGGGCAAAAGGAGGTTCAACATTCTGGTTGATGCAATTGTATGACATATTGCATGGCCGTAGTGGAGAACTTCTTATGCCTGAGTTTAGAGGATACGCGAATTGCTGGAAAGAAGGCGAAGGTCCGACAGTGAGAATTGTCAGATCGAGGTACCCCAGCTATAATGTTATGTTGCTCGAAACTCTGGATCAGTGGACACCTGAAAATAAGGTTCGTCCAGCTTTCATCCTGGAGCCCTTGAAGGTCAGAACGGTCACATTAGCAGATGCCCTTGGACAAAGGTTTTTTCCCTCTGTTCAGAAGAGTCTCTGGTCGTATCTACAGAAGATGCCTCAGTTTGCCCTCACGGGTCGTAAACTTGAGAAATCCGATGTTGATGCGATTGCAGAGTCTCTTGGAGATCATGAATATATGCTAAGTGGCGACTTCAAGGCGGCGACGGACAATCTGAACAAGAATCTAAGCGATTGTGTTCTGGATCTAATTGCCCGTCGGTTGGACGATAAAGGTCAAAATCCTAGAGTTTTCTGGGATTACTTGGACCGGCATCAAGGTATGACTACTGAAGCTCTGATTTGTTATGAACATCGGAGCTTCCCTAAGATCGACTATGTGGACTGGAAAACTAAATTTGAATCTGATTCTAATTTGGTTTGCGAGGGAAATATGGTCGAACAGAGGAATGGTCAACTGATGGGATCTTCTCTTTCTTTCTTGGTTCTGTGCATCATCAATTTTTGTTTGCACTGGGTCAGCCTAGAGAGAGAGAACGGTCGTGCCGTACCTTTACGTGAGGCGCAGAGGAACTGTCTCATAAATGGTGACGATTACTTGTCGAAGGCGACGAAGGAACGTTACGCACTTTGGGAGCAAATATGTACTGAAGCGGGGCTAGCGAAGTCGGTTGGTAAGAATTTCTTTTCCAGAGATCTTTGCCAGATCAACTCCACCACTTTTCTCCTACATCATCCTAGAGGTGAGGATCGATTCTACGATTCGGTGTCTGTTAAACAGATTCCGTTCGTGAATATGGGTCTTCTCTTAGGGAGGGGGAAAGGTATGAGCGAGGATCAGTCGGATGGGTATCCGATTGGTAACAATCCTCGCTTTTCAGCTACTATTGAGACAGGAGGGGCCGGTAACATGGACTGGGACTTCGACGATTTTACCTCGAAAGAGGCACCCTTGTCGAAGATCTACTTGGACCTCATCGAAAACCATAGCGGTTCGATGTTGGAGCGAGTCCGTGAGTTGTGGGAGTTGCAGATGATCCAGCTACGAAGACAACTTCGTGGCTTTGGTATCAACATAGTTCTACCTGGTAATGCCATGTGGAATCCTCATGTTGACGCCCTGCAATTTATCACCTCTCATGGATCCAAAAACGAAGATCGTAAACAGACTTCGTTTCCAGAGTTCAAGTTCATGAAGGGAGATGGACAGACGCTTAAAGAGCGCGTCCGGAAATATAGATGGTACAGGCAACATTTTACCATCGATCTCCTTGATCAGGCACCGTATCCAAAAGCCTACCAACCTTTCTCAGATCATTGGGAGTCCGCTCGTAAAGAGAAGGAATCTCGAGAAAGTCGATTGTTCAGCTAAATCGAACACAGTCCCTGGGTAAATGGCCACTTCCCGACTCAGGAAGTTGCAAAAGTATCTGTAACATGTTTACCTTCATGTTAGGTGTTAACCATATCAATATGCGTTAAGGGGTCTTTGTATCTATGTAGTCTAGCCATCCTTCTTTCTTAACTTGTGAAAAAGTGTTCAGAGGAAGGGATCGTGGCAGCGTAGAGCTATCCAAAGATAAAGGGCTTGAGTCTAAGCCTCGGCAACGTAGTATGGTCACTAGGACGGAAGATACCGTCGATTATGTCTCTTTGTTTAACAAGGGCAAGTCAGAGTTTAAGTAACAACCTAATTCAAGATCGAGTCGAACTTGATAGGGGTCTCTGGCGAAGTTCCACGAAAGAGTCGGAGAGGGAGAGAGAATTTCTCACTACCTTTCAGAAG